CGGACACACAAAAAGAAAGAAGAATTTTTTAACTTTTTTGTGTGAGAGTAACTATGAGGAAGATTAAGAACTCTCCTCTCATGGCTGAATTCACTGGATCTGACATTCAAATTGAGATCGTGATTTAGTTATAACTTGTTTTAGCCTCCGTTTTAACACTAGTAGGCTGCCGAGATTGAATCACTAATTGGCTCGTTACCCTAGCATTTCCTAGGCCAATAGTTCTATTACTGATTTTGCAGCTGAGAAGTGAGCATCGGCAACATATCTAGAGGTGCTACCCAGTGACTCTATATGTATATACCTCTGGGAATTCCTATTAAGCTCAGGAAAACTCCAGAAAATTAAAAGGATTGCAACAATAGGTCTAAGAGAGGACTGTAATCTTCCCTATCCTAAATCCCTTATATTATTGGCAAGTGGTGCTACCACCTATTGATTTTAGGACTCCTTCAGACAAGAGATGGAGGTTCGCAATTCTCGCCAATGGACTACGCAGAGTGCATCTGACTCCAGCGTGGATTACCACAGTATCCTAACTGCAGGGTTATCGATGCCACAAAGTATAGTTCGCCAAAGAGTAATCCCCGTGTTTCAAATTAGCAACCTTGAAGATATTTGTCAAATGATTATACAGGCTTTTGAGGCAGGTGTAGACTTCCAGGATAGTGCTGATAGTTTTCTACTAATGCTTTGTCTACATCATGCCTACCAGGGTGATTATAAGTTGTTCCTTGAGAGTGGGGCTGTTAAATATCTTGAAGGACATGGGTTTAGGTTTGAACCCCGCAAGAAGGACGGAGTCAAGAGATTAGAAGAATTACTTCCGGCAGTTACAAATGGAAAGAATATAAGAAGAACTCTAGCCGCGATGCCAGAAGGTGAGACAACTGAGGCTAACGCTGGGCAGTTCCTTTCATTCGCCAGCCTATTCCTGCCGAAACTTGTTGTTGGAGAAAAGGCCTGTCTGGAGAAGGTGCAACGGCAGATCCAAGTCCATGCTGAGCAGGGATTAATCCAGTATCCAACCTCGTGGCAATCAGTTGGGCACATGATGGTTATCTTCCGGTTGATGAGAACAAATTTCCTGATCAAGTTCTTGTTGATACATCAGGGTATGCATATGATTGCCGGACATGATGCCAACGATGCTGTTATCGCTAATTCAGTTGCTCAGGCACGCTTTTCAGGCTTGTTGATCGTCAAGACAGTGCTGGACCACATTCTGCAGAAAACAGACCGTGGAGTCCGTCTTCATCCTTTAGCACGTACAGCCAAGGTCAGGAACGAGGTCCATTCGTTCAAAGCTGCTCTTAACTCCCTGGCTCAGCATGGGGAATATGCCCCCTTTGCTCGACTTTTAAACCTGTCTGGAGTAAATAACCTCGAACATGGGCTGTATCCTCAACTCTCTGCAATTGCACTTGGTGTGGCTACTGCACACGGCAGCACTTTGGCAGGGGTGAATGTTGGTGAGCAGTACCAACAGCTCAGGGAGGCTGCCACGGAGGCTGAGAAGCAGCTGCAGCAATATGCTGAAACACGTGAGCTGGACCACTTAGGCCTAGACACAAAAGAAAAGGAAATATTAATGAATTTCCATCAACGGAAAAATGAGATTAGTTTCCAGCAAACAAATGCAATGGTGTCCCTTCGCAAGGAGAGACTAGCAAAACTAACAGAAGCTATTGCCGCTGCATCAGCCCAAAGAGAGAGAGGCTACTACGACGATGACAATGAAATTCCGTTTCCAGGCCCAATCAATGACAATGATGACCAAGATCAGCATGTTGATGACCCAACAGATACCCAGGACACAACAATTCCAGACATTGTCGTAGACCCAGACGATGGAGGGTACAGGGGCTACCAGATTCGACAAGATGACGACATGGATGCGCCCGATGACTTGGTACTCTTCGATCTGGACGACAATGAGCAGGGGCCTCCGTCCGAGAATGCACGACCTGGATTCACCGTTGAAAGAGGTCCTCGAAGTTCCGGGCAGCAGAAATCCACCGAGCAACACCAACCCCCACCCAGCTCAGACCTACAGGCTCCGACTTACAATCACCACTCCAGAGAACACCACGCAGATCAAGGTACCCGAAGCCATGAGCTTCGAAGTGTGCAAGAATCCGACCTCCTCGCTTCCATCCCGGAGGAACACCACCCTGCTGACCACACAGACGACAAGGCCTCACTGTCACTGCCACCTGATTCAGAAAGTGACGGGGAGAGTAGCCCGGACACAGACGAGGCTGATCGAACGACAGCTCCACCGGCACCTGTCTACAAGAACCACAAAGATGCCGGACCTGCCACTGTTGGAGAGACCAACGAGGAGACCGACTTTGACGACAACATCAACAACCAATCAGAGAGTCCTTTGAATGACCACGGTATTGAAAGAATGTACCGTCACATCCTAGAAACTCAAGGGCCTTTTGATGCTATACTTTATTATCATATGATGAAGGATGAGCCTGTCACCTTTAGCACAAGCGATGGTAAAGAGTACATCTATCCTGACTCTCTCGAGAATGAATATCCTCCATGGCTAAGCGAAAAAGAGGCCACCCAGAGTGAGAGTCGATTTATCAATATTGATGGCCAGCAGTTCTACTGGCCGGTCATGAATTATAGAGACAAATTCATGGCTATCCTTCAGCACCATAGCTAACTAGCTCATGTCCCAGAGACAATACTCTCCACAACGCTCCAGACACGCCACACAACCTGAGACAAAACACGCGGCAACAACAGAACAAGAAGTTATACCAAATAGCTCAGCATAACATACACAGGAACAAACGGCCTCGTCCACCCGGCAGCCCAACCAACGCACAAGAACCCCCGCTCCGCCCAACTGCCATCCACACACCCACTGACATGCGCCAGAACCCGTCCCACCCCAGCACCCCAACACACCAGGAGCACAAAGACGACCCAAGCACCAAGGGACATCCGCGTCCCGCAACAGATTGTCGACCCATCCTTTGCTTGATATTAAGAAAAAGAATCTGATGAAGATTAAGGCCCTCGTCCACCGCCAGTATCTTTCATCTGTTAACATCCTGCTGGATTAGAGTCCCAGAGCTTAGTGAAGTGTGATGAATAGCCAACGAATAAAAGTCATCAATGCATCATCAACACAGCCAAAAATTCAACCGAAACATGGGCCCGATCTATCCGGATGGATTTCAGAGCAACTCATGACCGGGAAGATTCCAGTAAATGATATTTTTTATGACACTGATAGCATATCAAGTTACACCGGGATTCCTCCTCTAGCTGTGAAAACCCAAAAACCTAAAAGGGTCGACAATGACACTCAAACTGACCCCGTTTGTCAACACAGCTTTGATGAGGTTGTGCAGACATTAACCTCCTTGACAACTGTGGTGCAGCAGCAAGCCCTTGCAACGGAGTCTTTGGAACAACGGATTTCTAGCTTGGAAAGCAACTTTAAACCAGTCCTTGATATGGCGAAAACCATAGCCTCTCTCCAACGCGCATGTTCAGAGATGGTGGCAAAGTACGATTTATTAGTAATGACCACTGGACGTGCAACAGCGACTGCTGCCGCCACCGAGGCTTATTGGAAAGAGCATGGTCAGCCTCCACCTGGGCCCTCTCTTTATGAAGAGGATGCGATTAGGCATAAAATTGAAACCATGCAAGATGTAGTTCCTCAAGCAGTTCAAGAGGCCTTCAAAAATTTGGAGAGCACAACATCCTTGACTGAGGAAAACTTTGGGAAGCCATATATTTCAGCAAAGGATTTACGAGATATCATGTATGACAATCTCCCAGGTTTTGGGACAGCCTTTCATCAGCTAGTGCAGGTAATATGTAAGATTGGGAAAGACAATGGATTGCTGGATACCATCCACGCTGAATTTCAGGCAAGCTTGGCTGATGGAGACTCTCCACAATGTGCTCTCATCCAAATCACTAAACGGGTACCAGCCTTTCAGGAGATCCCGCCTCCCACCATCCACATCAGGTCAAGGGGAGACATCCCTCGAGCTTGTCAAAAGAGCCTCCGCCCAGTTCCCCCTTCACCCAAGATTGACCGGGGCTGGGTATGCATCTTTCAACTACAGGATGGAAAAACCTTGGGCCTCAAAATCTAAAAGGGCCAGCCGAAACTGCAAGCAGTGTCAAGGTAGCCAACCAATACTCAAGTTCTCCTTCAATCAACCTCAGGAGGCAGTCCACGTCCGTCTCAGTCAGCACCCAAGATCAACCTGCGTCAAAGGGCGGAAACACAAGAGAGGCCCATCTTCTTTTGCAAAGAGTCAGACCCATCCCGGCCAACCACCTCCCGATTCCCACGCTCAACCCCGCCGAGAGACATTCAACAAGAAAATGATGAAGATTAAGAAAAATAGCCTGTGATACCCAGGAGCGATTTTTCTTAATTCTTCACTTGGTATCTCTATTTTCAGCATTATCCAACATGCGTAGGACAGTGATACCGACAGCACCACCGGACTACACAGAAGCCCTATATCCCCAGAGGACAAATTCAATTGGCTCAGCAAGCACTAGCACAAATCAACAATACTACCCCACGGATGTTCCTGGTGGGGATATACCTTCAAACTCATTGAGGCCAGTTGCAGACGACAACATTGACCACACTAATCATACACCAGACAATGTCTCATCAGCATTCATCCTAGAAGCAATGGTCAATGTGATTTCTGGCCCTAAGGTTTTGATGAAGCAAATCCCTATATGGCTGCCCTTGGGGGTTGCAGATCAAAAGAAATACAGCTTTGACTCTACCACTGCTGCTATCATGCTGGCATCATATACAATCACTCACTTTGGGAAAACCTCAAATCCTCTTGTCAGGGTGAATCGTCTCGGACCTGGGATCCCTGATCATCCCCTGCGGCTTCTAAGACTGGGCAATCAGGCCTTCTTGCAGGAGTTTGTTTTGCCACCTGTGCAGCTCCCCCAATACTTTACCTTCGATTTGACTGCTCTGAAGTTGATCACACAGCCGCTTCCAGCTGCAACCTGGACAGATGAAGTCCTACTAACTTCACCCAACATGCTCCGTCCAGGGCTCTCGTTCCATCCAAAGCTGCGCCCGATACTCCTGCCGGGTAAACCAGGAAAGAAAGGGGCCAACCTAGGATTAACTGCTCCGGACAAGATTCATGCAATCATGGATCACCTGCAAGACCTTAAGGTTGTGCCGATTGATTCCTCGAAAAACATCGTGGGGATTGAAGTCCCGGATGCTCTGGTCCAGAAGTTAACGGGGAAGAAACCTCATGCCAAGAACGGTCAGTCGATCATACCAGTTCTACTGCCAAAGTACATTGGGCCAGATCCCGTTTCAGCCAGTGATCTTACAATGGTGATTACTCAAGATTGTGATACCTGCAATTCCCCAGCGAGCTTCCCCATCGCAAGTGAAAAATGAGTCTGCTCAGATAGGGTCGGCAAAGAAAGGCTTCCGAAACAGGATAAAGATATATTCTTACTTAGTAGAATGACGACACGCCTACTATAAAGGCTTCATAGGCTTTTGCAACGTGCAGTAGGGCTTGCAATATTTGTGTTATGTACCATGATTGGCCCTCGGCCAATACTTCCTCTGCTCATGCCTCACGCTCTGGCTATCCCACAAGTGCTCCCCTCAAAGCACAGCCTAGATCCCGCCCTCCTCACTCGAACAAACAGGCCCCCTCCTAGGCGCGGTACCCCAGGACATCGGAAGCAACCAGAGTGGACAACACTCTAGAGCAACATCATTCAGCTGGCCACCGCCTTGCGGGTTGCCATGGGCTGATCGCACCCGAAACACGGTCTCCTGGGCCCTGCGCCTCCATCAATCTGCTTTAGGATTAAGAAAAAATATATGATGAAGATTAAGCCGATCAACGGGTTACTCTTCATCTCAATAGTTTCTTAGTTGACTTTAGTTGGACCTCCTGGTATTGCACTAAACCTACCATCTTTCCCAATCAGGTTGGCAAGATTTCTACACATTGTTGAGGATAATAACAACAAACAGTCATGATCCTTCAGGTTCCAGAAAAACGGCACCAACGGACAGTGCTGTTCATCTGGTTGGTGATTCTGTTTCAAAGAGCTGTATCTGTTCCCCTCGGGGTAATTCACAACAGCACTCTCCAGGTGAGTGATATTGACAAATTTGTCTGTCATGACAAATTAACATCAACAAACCAGCTGAGGTCAATTGGGCTAAATCTTGAGGGAAATGGAATTGCCACTGACGTTCCGTCGGCAACAAAAAGATGGGGGTTCCGTGCTGGTGTACCACCAAAAGTAGTTGGGTATGAAGCTGGAGAATGGGCTGAGAATTGCTACAATCTAGAGATCAAGAAGCCTGATGGGAGTGAGTGCTTACCGATGGCCCCAGAGGGGATCCGTGGCTTCCCTAGATGTCGATACGTGCATAAAGTATCGGGCACTGGGTCATGTGAGTCTGGTTTTGCTTTTCATAAGGAGGGAGCCTTCTTTCTGTATGATCGCCTTGCATCAACGATCATCTATCGGGGAACCACATTTGCGGAAGGGGTTGTGGCATTCATAATCCTACCTAAAGCTGAAAAGAATTTCCTCCAGCCTCCTCTAACCCAAGGACCCACCAATACCACAAATGATCCATCAAGTATGTATCACTCAACAACCCTTGAGTATGAGACCACCCGCTTCGGGACCAATAGATCAGCATTTTGGTTTAAAGTGGACAACCTCACCTTTGTGCAACTAGAATCAAGATTTACACCGCAGTTCCTAGTCGAGCTCAATGAGACAATCTATATTGAAGGCAAGAGAAGTAACACCACGGGCAGGCTGATTTGGCAAGTGAACTCACGGGTCGACACTGATGTCGGTGAGTGGGCTTTCTGGGAAAATAAAAAAACCTCAAAAAGAGCTTTCCACGTGAAGAGCTGTCTCTCACAGCTGTACCAAGAGCAGCTGACTCTGAACACGACGCGCACCCGCCGGAGTATACACCAGGCCCAGACTCCAACCCCACAATCAATGACAACACCGAACTGGTTACAGAAGATCCCGCTCACCTGGTTCAACTGCAACGTCAGGGACGGAAAGAGATATTGCCGACCACAATACCCCAAGCCATAGAGCGCGAGCCTCCGGCTGCCCAGCATGACAATCCTCGAAACAGCCCAACTCCACCCAGCCCCATAGAGTCTGACATCACAGACAGCACCCAAGCAGAAGACCTGACCCACACTGACGACCCCTCGACAATCAACTCCGCAACGGAAGAGCCTCTCCCTGAAGTGGGCGAAACCACCCAAGTCCCCAGGGACCCCGAGGGCCCAAGAAGAACCCAGCCGACTCCACCCACAGGTCAACCCGAGCAGCCCTCGGACAACACAATGACCCCAGGCCAAATCCACAGCGAATCAGCTGCACCAATGGGAGAAAGATCAATCGATGGCCCGGGCCTGCTGACCAACACACTCGCTGGTGTCGCAAGATTGATCACTGGCGCCGGGCGGGCCAAAAGGGAATCCCCAGAAATCAGAGGGGCCAAGTGCAATCCTAATCTACACTACTGGACTACACATGAGGAAAGTGCAGCGGCAGGTTTGGCATGGATACCTTATTTTGGTCCTGCTGCAGAAGGAATTTATACTGAAGGGTTGATGCAGAATCAGAATGAGCTGATTTGTGGCCTTCGGCAACTAGCAAATGAGACCACGCAAGCACTCCAATTGTTTCTCCGGTCTACAACTGAGCTCCGAACCTTTTCTATACTAAACCGAAAAGCAATTGATTTCCTACTACAACGCTGGGGGGGCACATGTCGTATCCTAGGGCCTGATTGCTGTATAGAGCCCCATGACTGGACAAAAAATATCACCGATAGGATAGATCAAATTATCCATGATTTTGTTGATAAACCACTGCCCGATCAAAGCAACAACGACAACTGGTGGACGGGGTGGAGGCAATGGATCCCAGCCGGAATAGGGGTTGTCGGTGTCATTGCTGCTTTTATTGCGCTGATCTGCATCTGCAAAATCATTTGTTGAATTACAGCACGATTCGCATATAACTTGAAGCTACTGCTTAGCCGTAATACCGCTTTTACCTTCCAGTTATCAATATAATATTGGTAGTGGAAACCCCACCTCACAAGATTTGCCGCATCAACTTATAATCACCTCAGCACTTGACGACTCTCATTAGACTCCCAACCATTCTAGGATAATATTAACTTGCTCCTATCAGTATTCAAGCCAGAAAAAGATGAGGAAGATTAAGAAAAACTGCAGTCCCAGGACTGTGGATAATCTTCCTTTAGTTAGCAGAAACTCTTAACTCATCAAGTACGAGTGGTCTCTCTCTACCCAGCCAGACAGGACCGACTCCACTTAACTTATAAACATCATCAATTAGTTCATGATTGGATCCAAATTAAGACCACAAGTTGCTATTTTAATCATCCAATAAGCATGCATCAGCAGAGGACTCAGAATCCACATAGTACGGAAGCCATAAGAGAACGTGGCCGAACTCGGACTGTCCATCCGCCTTCAAGAGACAGCGGTGAGTTTCGTATGAGGGCTCGGTCGGTGTCTCGTGATTACTCGCGAGGGGAGAATTATCATCAACGTGGTACATCACAAACAAGAGCACCCGTTATGTTCCATAAGAAGAAGACTGAGGCATTGCTTGTTCCGCCAGCACCCAAGGACATATGTCCAACTTTGAAAAAGGGTTTTCTTTGTGACAGCAATTTTTGCAGAAAGGATCATCATCTTGAGGGCTTAACTGATCGTGAGCTGCTTCTGCTAATTGCTAGAAAGACTAGTGGTCTCGTGGACCCGTCAGTCTGTGCCTCGGCTCCGAAGGATGCACGACTAGCTCATCCCACTGCAGAGGATTTTGATCAGCAAAGTGGACCTAAAATGACCCTGTCTCTGGTCCTTCGCATCATTGAATATTGGGCAGAAAAAGATCTTAGGAATATTGATGATTCGAAACTCCGGGCTTTGTTGACTCTCTGTGCTGTCACCACACGGAAGTTTTCAAAATCTCAGCTTAGTTTGTTGTGTGATGCCCATCTCAGACGAGAGAGCCTTGGGCAAGATCAGTCTGAATCAGTTCTCGAGGTCTATCAAAAATTGCACAGTGATAAAGGTGGACATTTTGAGGCTGCCTTATGGCAACAATGGGATAGGCAGTCTCTAGTAATGTTCATAACAGCTTTTTTGAATATCGCTCCACAATTACCCTGCGAGAGCTCAGCAGTTGTAATATCAAGCTTGAAGTTATTGATCCCGGCTGCAGAGCATAACACCACCGGAAGTAGCCCTACCACCCCGTCCTGGTCAGATGCTGCCGACTCTTGACCCGGCTCCAAACCAACTGCCCCAAAAATATGGCCTAATCATAATTGATGTAAAGGCAACATAATTATTCCACATAATATTCCACATCCTTCGGGTTTGTCGTGCAGGGTTATACACTCTCATGCACAGCACGTGCCAAGCCCGACCTCAACCACGACCAAAAACACATAAGGAACAATAACGTGATCACCCAAGAAGGGATAGCTCCACTGTACCATGGGGGCAATGAAACTCAATGGTACTTGCACTCTGCCCCGAAAGACAACAACACCTGTCCAGTCCCCACCCCTTTAAAAACCAGCCTAAATTAACTATATAAATGCCGGTGGTAGATCTCCCCAATCATTAAGAAAAACCTGTCGGACCATAAGAGGTTGTATTCGTCGACTGTTCTGGGTGCTGCACTAGTCATCCGGGCCTTGCTTAAACCTCCCCATAGATTGAATTAACCGGTTACAACCTGGATATGCTATTAAAATAGCGAACTCAGAGCTAAGAAAGGGCGATGAAGATTAATACCGACTTTCAAGGACAGGATCTCCCATCCTCAATTGATGTGTCTGTAGGAATTCTTCATCTTTTCTATATGTATGTTCAAAGGTGAGGTTGTGGGAGTGGACTTGAGCTCTAGATTGCAGGGCAAGTAGGCAATTCTTGTCCACGAACTAGGGATCTGCTCCACTAAACTGGGCAGTACCAGCCAGGACACCACCCATCATACGACCAGGCGGCTGTCCCCCAAGCCCTCTTACAGTTATTGTCAGTGCTCCTGTTGCTGTTCTAGGAGGAGGAGGCCTACCATCTGCAAGCTGTTACCCAGTGGCAGTACTCCAGCTGGTGCTCAGAGTCATCACCAGCAGGTCAGAATCTGGTTCAAGATTGGGTAGGGTCCCAAAGGGTTCTTGCTACTTGCCATATTCGTTGCAGGGGTTACCTAGTGCCGAACATTTGTTGTCCAGGAAATCCTAACAGTCAATCATTATTGTGTCATTTATCGTCTGCCCTATCTATACTCATGGCAAAGGCAACTGGCCGTTATAATCTGATTTCCCCCAAACAAGAACTCGAAAAGGGGGTAGTGTTCAGTGATTTATGCAACTTTGTTGTAAGTCAAACTGTCCAGGGATGGAGAGTTTACTGGGCAGGTATCGAATTTGAGGTTACCCAGAAAGGGATGGCTCTATTGAGCAGACTTAAAACCAATGACTTTGCTCCAGCATGGGCAATGACTAGGAATCTCTTTCCTCATCTCTTTCAGAATCCAAATTCGGTGATTGAGCATCCACTCTGGGCCCTCAGAGTCATCCTGGCTGCTGGAATCTACGACCAATTGATTGAGCAGTCATTGATTGAACCTCTCGCAGGGGCATTAGGCTTAATTGCAGATTGGTTATTAGTGACAAGCACAGCACATCTGAATCTACGGGCTCGGAGTGTCAAAGAACAATTAAGCCTGAAGATGTTATCATTAATTCGCTCGAACATTCTGAAGTTCATTGGGAAACTGGATGCTCTCCATGTTGTCAATTACAATGGATTACTGAGCAGCATCGAAGTCAACACAAATATGCATGCTGTCATAATTACCCGGACAAACATGGGGTACTTAGTAGAGCTCCAAGAACCTGACAAGTCGGCCCTTGATCCAAGGCACCCTGGGCCTGTCAAATTCTCACTACTCCATGAGTCTACCCTGAAGGCATTTACTGAGAAATCTACATCAGGGATACAGAATCTTATACTTGAATTCAATAGCTCCCTTGCGATATAGGGGCCCAATTCTAGGCCCTTGGCTGGAACAAGTTCAGTAAGTGCACTCATCAGAATTAAACCAACACCTACCATGCTGAGAAAAATCATCAATGCCTCCCAAACAATGAAATCATCTGACATAAGTGAGTCAACCAGCCACTGATGCCCATCCAAACAATTTAAACCTCGACACCGACTAATCATCCGGATACGGACCGTCTAACTTAGGCAACACTCGCCCGACCACCGGCCGAGCCAACAAGTCGAGGATCAAACTGACTGATCTTCTTCCACTCAGTCTCGGAGTCACACCCAAGACCAGGGCCATGCCTCTATCGAAGCTGCAATAGGTAGCACCTCACCTCACCAAGCTGAAAAGTGCACAGACCAAAGACAAAACCACTTTGATTAGTCTTAACAAGTTCTCCCAAAGGGATGTACCACGAGGAAGATTAAGAAAAAACTTTTCTTAGTCTTCTCTATATCCATTACATAGCGCTGGTGAAAGTTAGCTTAATGATAGGGAGATTATGGCTAGCTCACATACCCAATATCCAGATGCTAGGTTATCATCTCCAATTGTGTTGGATCAGTGTGACCTTGTAACCCGAGCTTGCGGGATATTTTCAGCTTATTCATTGAATCCACAATTAAAATCCTGTCGCTTGCCAAAACATATCTACAGACTTCGGTACGATCCTACTGTAGCTCAGTTCTTAAGCGATGTCCCAGTGGCAACATTGCCAATTGATTATATCCTACCAGTGTTATTACGTGCAATCTCGGAGGGGGAATACTGTCCTTTGGAGCCTCGATGCAAGCAATTTCAGAATGAGATTTTAGACTATACCCTACAAGATGCACGATTTTTAGAATATTACTTGCGGACAACAGGATCTGAAGAGAAGGAAGGTAATTTAACTGCCAATCCCGCACTAAAAAATGTCATCTTAAAAAATGAGTTTCTGCCTCAACTGTACTTTTGGTATGATCTAGCAATCCTTGCTCGTCGAGGCCGATTAAATCGCGGTAACGCAAGGTCAACCTGGTTTGTGCATGATAAGTTAATAGACATCCTGGGTTACGGCGATTACATTTTCTGGAAGTTTCCCCTCTCTTTGCTACCAATGAATGAAAATGGTATCCCACATGCAGCCATGGACTGGTACCAAAGGGGGCTATTTCAGGAGGCTATACAAGGGTACAAATATATTGTTTCTGTATCTACAGCAGATGTACTCATAATGTGTAAGGATATTGTTACTTGTCGTTTCAATACAGTTCTTATTGCAGCAGTTGCCCGGATTGAGGACCATGTCCATATTGACTACCCTGATGTGAGTGTAATTTCTACCCTTTACCGGGCTGGGGACTATCTCCTTTCAATATTAGGTTCTGAAGGGTATAAAATTATAAAATTCCTTGAGCCCTCGTGTCTAGCAAAAATACAACTTTGTGCTACGTATACCGAGAGTAAGGGCAGGTTTCTTACTCAAATGCACCTGGCTGTCATCCATACTTTGGAAGAATTACTCAATGGCCGAAATCTCAAGACGTTTCAACTCCAAAAAATCCGTGAATTTCATCAAATTATTGTCAGGTTAAGATCAACACCTCAACAATTCTGCGAACTCTTTTCAATTCAAAAACATTGGGGCCATCCTATTCTTCACAGTGAGAGAGCCATTCAAAAAGTCAAGCGGCATGCAACCATAATGAAGGCATTACGCCCTATCGTGATCTTTGAAACCTATTGTGTCTTTAAGTATAGTGTTGCTAAGCATTATTTTGATAGCCAGGGAACTTGGTACAGTGTTACTTCAGATAAGGCTCTAACCCCTTCCCTACAATCATATATTCGTCGGAATCAATTTCCCCCATTGCCAATGATTAAGGACCTACTCTGGGAATTCTATCATTTAGACCATCCACCATTATTCTCGACGAAGGTCATTAGCGATTTAAGTATCTTCATCAAGGATCGAGCAACCGCTGTTGAGCAGACTTGCTGGGATGCTGTCTTTGAGCCTAATGTATTGGGTTACAACCCCCCTTATCGGTTCACTACCAAGCGAGTACCAGAGCAATTTTTAGAGCAGGAGAACTTTTCAATAGATTCAGTCCTAAATTTCGCTCAAAGTCTAGACTACTTACTACCACAATACCGTAACTTCTCATTTTCTCTCAAAGAGAAGGAGCTCAATATTGGGAGAACGTTTGGCAAATTGCCCTATCTAACTCGTAATGTCCAAACCTTATGCGAAGCGCTCTTGGCAGATGGCTTGGCAAAGGCATTCCCCAGTAATATGATGGTTGTTACCGAGCGTGAACAGAAAGAAAGCCTACTACATCAGGCCTCGTGGCACCACACTAGTGATGATTTTGGTGAGCATGCGACCGTACGCGGGAGTAGTTTTGTAACCGACTTGGAAAAATACAATCTTGCTTTTCGATATGAGTTCACATCACCTTTTATAGAGTACTGCAATCGCTGTTATGGAGTACGGAATGTTTTCAACTGGATGCATTTCATAATTCCACAATGTTATATGCATGTTAGCGATTACTATAACCCTCCCCATGGGTTGTCATTAGAGAATCGTGAGACTCCCCCAGATGGACCAAGTGCATATCGCGGTCATCTAGGCGGGATAGAAGGATTGCAGCAGAAGTTATGGACTAGTATATCCTGCTCACAGATATCCTTAGTTGAGATTAAAACAGGCTTCAAATTACGCTCGGCAGTTATGGGGGACAACCAGTGTATTACAGTCTTATCGGTATTCCCATTAGAGTCTGATCCTGATGAACAGGAACTACATGCCGAGGACAATGCTGCGAGGGTTGCCGCAAGTTTAGCAAAGGTTACAAGTGCATGTGGGATATTTTTGAAGCCTGAAGAGACCTTTGTCCACTCAGGTTTCATCTACTTCGGTAAGAAGCAATACCTCAATGGCGTGCAGCTCCCCCAGTCCCTTAAGACTGCTGCCAGGATGGCCCCACTCTCCGATGCTATCTTTGATGATTTGCAGGGTACACTGGCAAGCATTGGTACTGCATTTGAGCGGTCGATATCCGAGACCAGACATATACTCCCTTGTAGGATTGCCGCTGCCTTTCATACCTTTTTTTCAGTGAGAATACTCCAGCACCATCATCTTGGCTTTAATAAAGGAACAGACTTGGGCCAGCTTGCGATAAGCAAACCATTGGACTTCGGGACCATTACCTTGGCCCTAGCTGTGCCTCAGGTTCTAGGAGGATTATCTTTCCTTAACCCAGAGAAGTGCTTTTATCGCAATTTGGGAGATCCCGTTACCTCCGGATTATTTCAACTCAAGAAATATCTTCAGATGCTCGACATGGAGGACTTATTCTTGCCCCTAATTGCTAAAAATCCTGGAAATTGTAGTGCCATTGATTTTGTCCTTAACCCCAGCGGGTTGAATGTGCCGGGCTCACAAGATCTGACTTCCTTTTTACGACAGATTGTCCGACGGACTATCACACTCAGTGCCAAAAATAGCCTTATCAACACACTATTTCATGCATCTGCTGACTTTGAGGATGAGATGGTCTGTAAGTGGCTACTGTCCTCAAACCCTGTAATGAGTCGTTTTGCTGCTGATATCTTCTCTCGGACCCCGAGTGGCAAGAGGCTTCAAATTCTAGGCTATTTGGAGGGAACCAGGACTTTATTAGCTTCAAAAATCATCAATAATGATAGTGACACACCGATCCTAGATCGCTTAAGGAAAATAACCATACAGAGATGGGGGCTGTGGTTCAGCTACCTCGATCAGTGTGATCAAGCACTGGCTGAAGCCTTGGATAAGATACATTGTACTGTTGATCTGGCCCAAATTCTACGGGAGTATTCCTGGGCCCACCTCTTAGAAGGGCGTCGACTCATTGGAGCAACCCTGCCGTGTATGCTTGAACAGTTTCAAGTTTGGTGGCTTAAGCCATACGAGCAGTGTCCAGCTTGCAATAGCCTAAAGGATGCCGGTGCTAGTCCCTACGTGTCGGCAGCAATTAAGCAAAATATTGTTAGTGCATGGCCAAATCGGGCTAGGCTCAGTTGGACAATTGGGGACGGGATACCGTACATCGGATCTCGTACTGAGGACAAGATAGGACAGCCAGCGATTAAGCCGCGGTGTCCTTCTGCCGCGTTGCGAGAGGCAATCGAACTAGCATCTAGGCTAACCTGGGTCACACAGGGCGGTGCGAACAGTGACCTGCTAATAAAACCTTTTTTGGAAGCACGCGTAAATTTGAGTGTGGAAGAAATACTTCAAATGACACCCTCACATTACTCAGGAAATATCGTTCATAGATATAATGATCAATATAGTCCTCATTCGTTCATGGCCAACCGGATGAGTAATTCAGCCACTAGGTTAATTGTGTCAACAAATACACTTGGCGAGTTTTCGGGTGGCGGTCAATCAGCTCGCGACAGTAACATCATCTTCCAAAATGTCATAAATTATGCTGTGGCTTTATTTGATATACGTTTCAGGAATAAAGACCCTTCAAGTATACCATTTAACCGAGCGCATCTTCATCTTACACGATGTTGCACTCGTGAGGTCCCGGCTCAATATCTAACTTACACGACAACATTAAAATTAGATCTTACTCGTTATAAAGACAATGAGTTGATTTACGACAATGATCCTCTTCGAGGGGGGCTAAATTGTAATTTAACATTTGATCATCCACTTTTTAAAGGGGAACGACTAAACATTATTGAAGAGGACCTAATCCGATTCCCGCATCTGTCAGGTTGGGAATTAGCAAAAACAATTCTTCAATCGATTATGTCTGATAGTAGTAATTCTTCAACAGACCCAATTAGTAGCGGGGAAACCCGGTCCTTCACAACTCATTTTCTTACATATCCTATAATCGGATTATTGTACAGCTTCGGTGCATTGACAAGTTTTTACTTAGGGGGAACCATCATTAGTACAAAAAAAATCAAGATAGAAGAATTTCTCTACTATCTAACTACTCAAATTCATAACCTCCCACATCGGTCGTTACGGGTCTTAAAACCTACTTTCAAACATGCAAGTGTGATTGCACGTCTTGTGGACATAGATCCTCATTTCTCGATATATATAGGTGGATCCGCTGGGGACCGAGGACTATCAGATGCTGCACGGTTATTTCTGCGAATATCTATCAAGACATTCATTGATTTTATTCAAGATTGGATAATCATTCGGAAAGTTGCAACCCCGCTATGGATAATATACCCTCTTGAAGGGCATAGTCCGCATCCAATCAACAATTATCTAAATAGAGTTATCTCATTATGTGAATGCCAGTCTATAAGTAGAAAGCTTCCCGCAAGCAATGATCAAACCGGCACTATGATTACCCAAAACCTTGTTTACATGTGCAAAAGTACTGCAAGTAATTTCTTCCATGCATCTTTGGCCTATTGGAGGAACAGGCAAAAGTCACAGACAAAAAAGAGGTTGAATGCATGTGCCACAAAGAGCCACAAGGCGTCTTCTCAAAAGGGATTAACTACAGATCCATTCAATCTTACTACGACCAAATTACACACCAACCTCACTCCCTGCCGATGGAGACTGGACATGGGCTCGAAGGATCCCGTCAGATCCCAGCGTGCAATCCCGACCGAGCAGATGCGCTCATCCCTGGACAATATGTCTGAGGAGAACACCACCCATTCAACCCTGCCCAACAATAGCCTAGCAGAGAGTTGGATACATCCGGATTTTAGTACAGCCCCAGACTCAGGCACACGGTGTCACTCCCGATGCTTAGCTGTTCCTTTTTTTGCCCAAGCCTCAGGGCGGAACTCACAGAACACGGCTGTGTCAACTCAATACATTAGTATCATTTCAACACTACTAAGTCAAATTAAGACAATGGTTGATACAACCAGGTATTGTCGGTTTACCGGTATTGTATCATCAATGCATTATAAACTGGATGAGATCCTGTGTGGCTTAGGCAATTTCCCGACAGCAATTACTCTAGCAGAAGGTGAGGGCTCTGGTGCTCTGCTCCTTATTCAAAAATATGGGACTCGCAATTTATTCTTCAATACATTGGCCACAGAGCACAGTATTGAGTCTGAGATTGTTACAGGGTCTACCACCCCTAGGATGCTCCTACCTATAATGGAGCGATTTTATAAGGATGAACTACACATTATCTTGAATAATTCTGCAAGCCAAATAACCGATATTACAAGTTCTTGTTGGTTTACGAGCCAAAAGAATAGGCTCCCCCATAATGTCGATATAATAACAATGGATGCCGAAACTATTGAGAATATAGACAGATCACGATTGTATGAGGCTGTCAAACATGTTATTGTAAACCACATTGACACCGCAGCACTCCGGGTGGTAGTCTTAAAGGTCTTCTTAAGTGATGTTAAGGGCATGATATGGTTGAATGACAATCTTGCTCCATATTTTGGAGCAGGACTTTTAGTTAAGCCTATAACATCAAATGCCCGTTCTAGCGAGTGGTACCTCTGTCTCACAAATTTTTTAACACTACATCGAGTTGCTCCACATCAGGGTCATGTATCTTGCCTTCAAGTCATATGCAAAGCTTTGCATTGTCAGCTAAGACGGAACTCTTATTGGTTAAGTCACCTGATGCATTACGGGAGCCGCGATTTACATATCGAATATATCAATCTGGGTTTTCCTTCGTTAGAGAAGGTCCTCTATCATCGCTATAATCTAGTTGATTCTGGGCGAGGACCTCTGACTTCAGTTATGCAACACCTTGTGCACTTGCAGTCAGAAATCCGGGAACTAGTTAGTGATTACCATCAATTGCGGCAGAGTCGGACTCAAACGTATCACTTTATTAAAACCTCAAAAGGTAGGATTACAAAGCTAGTCGACGATTATCTTAAGTACTATCTAATTATCCGTGCACTTAAGCACGGGAAGGACTGGCGTCATGAATTTCACCAGCTCCCTGAATTAGTAAGTGTTTGTAAAAGGTTCTATCATGTTAAGAATTGTCAATGTGATGATCGCTTTTGGGTTCAAACCCTGTATTTGAGTCGTATGCCGGAATCAGAACTTAAGCTCTTGGAACGAGTTACCGGATTTCTCACCCTATTTCCTGAAGGTTTTCAAAATCCGCCCTAGAGGGAATAGACTGTCTACTAGACCCAGAAGAGCCCTATCAATCACCCTAAAATGATGCTGTGATTACAGGAGACATTATAGAATTATTGTATGTGGCATTTCAGGGAATATAACTCCTTTGAGCCAACATCTTGGGCCCACAAAAGATTGTTATCTCTGTAATGTAAGCTAAGATTCAGAGACGAAGGTGGCTCCTCGGTAAATTTAACTGTCCAGGGGATTAACCAGTCTCACAAACCCTTATTCTGAAATAGAAGGTACACTGTTCATTATAGTTGGTTGTTATAACTTTAAGATTTAATGTGATCAAAAGTGTAGACTGCTTAGGGATGGCTAATTTGCCAATTGTGCTCCTCCTCAACCGACATCCTTACCTTATAATAGTTAACTATGGGCTATGGTTATGCAGGTTATGTGGCTCATCGGTGATATCTAGCTATCAATTTGCAGATCCCTTAAAATTGTTACATTGATGTGCCATATTAAGAAAAACAAAATGCCCAGCAGCTGTACTGGTTATTACTACCTAGGATTTGGATTCAGAAAACAACAAATGGACGGCGTTGTTTATTTATCTCGATGACTAGAGTCGATTATTGATTCATAAGTATAATATGTTGAGTCATCAATGTCCTGTCGGTGGTAATTTGAATGTCTATGTCTAGGTACATGCCCTGGGTAAGACCCTCAACTAAGCTTATCGCACACAAAAATAGTCATCTGTTTTTTCCTTTTTGTGTGTCCT